TTTGTCTAATGATGGTATTAGTTGTCGTTCTGGTAAAATGGTTTCAGTTAATAAAGGAAAGTGGGATAAAATTGATACTTACAAAGAAATTGAATTATTTAATAATATTTGGTTAAGTGAATGTCAAAGAATATTAAAAACTAATGGAACTATTTGGGTAAGTGGAACTCATCACAATATATATTCAGTTGGCAATACAATGAAAAAAATGGGTTATAAAATTTTAAATGTAATTACTTGGGAAAAACCAAATCCACCACCAAATTTAAGTTGTAGATATTTTACCCATTCAACTGAACAAATAATATGGAGTTCTAAAAATCAAAAATCTAAGCATTTATTTAATTATCCATTAATGAAGGAAATGAATGATGGAAAACAAATGAAAGATGTTTGGAAAATAACTTCTCCATCAAAAAATGAAAAAAAATTTGGTAAACATCCAACTCAAAAACCAGAACAATTATTAGAAAGAATTATTTTATCTTCTTCAAATGAGGGTGATTTAATTCTTGACCCATTTTTTGGTAGTGGAACTACTGGATATGTAGCTCAGAAATTAGGTAGAAAATGGATAGGCATAGAAATGAATGAAGAATATATTAAAATTGCAAAAAATAGAATTTTACAACCAGATTTATTTAATCAGAGAGGTAATAAATGAAAAACATAGGCATACAATTTCAAAGGGTAGATCAAGAAACTGATTATACCATAGTAAGTAATCACATACTTAGAGATAATTCTTTAAGCTGGAGAGCTAGAGGATTATTTGTTTATATACTATCTAAACCAGAGACTTGGAAGGTGTATACTAAAGATTTAATTAATCAAGCCACAGAAGGTAGAGATGCTATGTATAAGGCTATGAAGGAATTGGTAGAGGCTGGTTATATTGAGAGAAGTCAAATATTGGAAGATGGTAAATTTGGAAATTTAATTTATAAAGTATATCAAATACCGTATACTGAAAAACCGTATACTGAAAAACCGTATACGGAAAACCCGTCCACTTATAAAGTAAAGAATAAATCAAATACTGAATTAATTAATAAAAAAGAAATAAATAAAGAAAAAAGAATTGAAAAGCAAATATCTGAACTTGAAGAGTCTGTTATGAGTTCTACAGAGTACCCTATAGAGATGAGAAAAGAGTTTATATCTTACTGGACAGAGCCTAATAGATCTAAGACTAAATGTCGTTATAGGATGGAAAAGACTTGGGATACCAATAGAAGATTATCTACTTGGGCAAGTAGGACTAAAGACTACCAAGAGACTATAACCGTAGATGATGCAATTAAAAAAGAAAGAGAAAAGTTTGATAAGAGTTTAGAGGTTGAGAACCCAGCTACACCAGAGGAAATAAAAGAAATAATGGGTGGTGCCTTTAAAAAATTAGCAAAGGGGATGAGTGTATGAGTTGTAAAAAATGTGACTTCCTTAAAAATGAATTAGAATTGGTTCACGAGGATATTCAAATTTTAAAAAAAAGATATATGAAATTATCAGAAGAGTTTTGTAACTTAAAAATGATATCAGATGCCACACGTAATCAAAAGAATATTTAAAGAACTTGTAAAGTGTGGAGCTTGTGGAAGTTATCCAAGCAAACCTACGTTTATGTATGATTGGTATTCTTTATTTGATGGTGGATATAATGCAAAGATTTGTAGAAAATGTGCCATAAGAGAAATTGGTCCAAAAAATAAAAGGTTACACGATTATTTATGAGTAAAATAGATCAAGATGTTTTAGCGTCAATAGGTCCAGAGACAGACTTTGCAAAAGACATTGAGAAATATTGGAACGTAGAATTAAGAAAAGATATAACAAATCAATTTGATGTAATAGATTTTATGATTATAAAAAAAGGAACAGATATAGTAGAGGGATATATAGAGCTAAAGAATAGGCAGATTAGTTCTACACAGTATAAAACTCTAATGATAGATCATAAAAAAATGATAGAGTTAAGAATGAAACAAGAGTATTCTGGAAAGCCAGTTTTTTTGGCTATTCGTTATACTGATAGGGATATGATATATCGTATAAATAAAGCTGATAGGTTTCAAATAGAGCATAATGGTAGAACCCAGAAGTTTAGAAGTAAATATGATATAAATGAGGTAGAACATATTCCAGTAAGTTTTTTAAGGAAATTGAGAGGTAAAAATGCAACATAAAAGTATGGTTAATTTCATAGAGAATGTTATTATTCCAGAGGTTACAAGGACTAGAGATGAGGGTCAAAAGGAATATGCAAGCTGTAATGGTAAGGATAATGTTTTCGCAAACTTTGAACGTATAGCAGACCTTTTACAAGTAGGTAGGGAAAAGGTTCTGGTTACTTATTTATTGAAACACATTGAGGGTATAGTGTCTGATATTAATGGTCACACATCTCAACGTGAGCCAATAGAAGGTCGTATTAAAGATAGTATAGTGTACTTAATGCTCTTATGGGCAATGAAACAACGTAAAGGAGACGTATGAAAATTGATAAAATGAGAAAAGTAGATTGGGGTAAAACTAAAGCTCTATTTACATTAATAACTTCAGAAGGCTTTGAAATAAAAGATATGAAAGTTGTTGAAGGTATAAATGGAATGTTTGTAGCACCACCATCTCAAAAAGGCAAGGATGACAAATATTATAATACTGTTTGGATTCCTAAAGAAATGCAAGCTAAGATTAATGAGTTAGCACAAAATGCTTTTGATCCAGTAGGAGAAGAATTACCATTCTAAATGACTTGTTGAATGCTAATGAGCAGTTAGTGGAGTATGTCAAAAAACTTGAAAAAGATGTACTCCACTATAAGTTGCTTGCTAAAATGTCTGAGAGTGTTGTTGAGGCTTTAGATGCTTTTCTACCTAATGCAGTTAAAAATTATAAAGAGGAAGTGAGAAAGTTAAATGAACAGCACAAAGAATTTAATCAAGATCCCAGAGTTCGAGACAGCGATAGTGGGGATAGGGGAGAAGATAGAGGGTCCATCGGTGATGGTGTACAGCAAGCAAGAAATAATGAACATAATAAGTAATGATTACAGCGAAGAGGGGTTAGAGGAGTTATTAAAGGTAATACTTGGGTCGTATAAAAATTATGATCCTCATTATTTGCCTATATTTTTAACTGAAAATTGGAGAATTTAAGGGGGGTCTGGCTTTTTCCTACAGTACGCCTATTGTACGGATACCTCTCGCCAGATCCTCCTCGCCTATGCTTAAAGACAAAAAAGATAAATATGGTTAAAAAAACATACAAAATAGAACGTATTAAAGCAAAAGAAACATATCAATGGTTGTTGTATAAGCATTATGCAAAAAGGATCCCTTCAATATCGTATGCTTTTGGGTTATATAATAAACAAGATTTGAAAGGAGTTATAACATTTGGTAGTCCACCAAACAAAGAATATAATATGGGGAAGTGTGTATTTGAAAATTTACAAGTAAATGTATTAGAATTAAATCGTTTAATAACTGATGATAATTTAGAAAAAAACACATTAAGTTATTTTGTATCTCAAAGTCTAAAATTAATACCACAACCTTGCTGTGTTGTAAGTTATTCTGATCCTAATCAAAATCACTATGGGTATATATATCAAGCAACAAATTGGATATATATTGGTAAAAGTAAACCAAAACATAAATATTATTTAGAAGATGGAACAACCTTTGATATAAGAAGAGGTTTGGATAAGAAAGCAAAGGTAATTAAAATAGAAAAATTAAAAAGAACACATAGGTATTTATATTTTTTAGGTAATAAAGCAAATAAAAAAAGAATGTATAAAAATTTAAAATTTAAAATATTAGATTATCCAAAAGGTAAAAGTAGTCATTATGATTGTGGTTATAAGACATCAACACAAGCAAAACTATTTCTATAGTGGATAGAGAATTTACAGTAGAATTACCAATGATTAAAATTAGCTCTGATTCTGGAAACGGTCATTGGGTTGACGTGGTATCAGTATTAGGTGTAATAGTTGTATTATATTTAATTAAGAGATTAACAAGTAGGTGGGATTGAAAAGTAAGGATATAGGTATTGCTGGAGAACATTTAACAATGTTCGATATAGTACTTCAAGGATATAAATGTTTTAAAATCGAAGAAAATCTACCTTTTGATTTAGTTATGTTAGATGATGACAATAAAATATATAGGATACAAGTAAAATCCACAATACAAAGAAAAAGAAATTATCATACTAATAATAAAATTTCTTATTGTTTTGCAGTAACAAGACAGCGAAGAGTGATGAAAAAACAAATAGATAGTAAAAGCACAGTAGAACATAAAGAAAACTTATATGACAAGACAGATTTTGATATACTAGCCTTAGTGGCTATAAAACTTAAAAAAGTTTTTTATATGAAACACGAAGATTTAAAATTAAAGTATGTAAGTTTAGATGGCACAGAAGATATGCCTTTAAATGAATGTTTATAACAAGGAGATAGGATGAGTGATCCAAAAAATCAAGATGTCAAAGAAGCAGTTGATTATTTCTTTCATAAAGGAATTATTGAAGAATTAACAACAGATAAAAAGCATTATGTTAAAATACTATTAAATGCAGTTGCGTGGGATAGATTACATCAAGACTTAAATTGGGAGAATAAATGATTACAAAAAATGAATTAAAAAGGTTTCAATCCTTTATGGGTTTTGAAGAAAGAGAGGAGAAGAAGGTTGAAGATAAGCCAAAAGTTAGACATAAAGCAGTCAGTAAAAAAAGAACAAGCAAGACAAAAAAGAAAATCATCAGCAATAACAGACGGTCATCAAGTTACCGGAATGGAAAAACTAAGAACGCAAGGTAAGGGTGATAAAAATAGGCTTGCTAACTGGCATTCACAAGAAACTACAGATAGATTAAACGAAATCTTTGGCAAAAAGAAAAAAGAAATCACCAAGACAAAGAGTAGTTAAACGTCTGGACACAATTACATCTCTTTATATTCGATTAAGGGATGAACATTGCGTTGTATGTGGGTCATCTCAAAACCTAACTAATGGACACCTATTTAGTCGTATGTCTTATTCAACTAGATGGGATGTAACAGAAGATGGTAACTGCCATTGTCAATGCTGGGGATGTAACTTCAGCCACGAACACGATTCGTACCCTTTCACTAACTGGTATATTAAAAAATTCTCCTATGATAAATGGGAAGAGCTACATAGAAGGTATAAGAAACCAAAAAAATACACAACACCACAACTAGAGGACTTATATGTCGAAATCAAAAACAAGTACGAAGAACTTCAAAAGCAAGTACGCTGACTATGATCGTATAAATGAACAAATAGACACATCATTAAGAGATGTTGAAATAAGAGCATTCTGGGAAGGATTAAGATACTCAGACCTTAAATACGATGAAAAGATACATATGATTACATCAGATTACTTTATCAGCCAAAAAACAGTAGAATCCATTATAAAAGTAAAACTAATCGATAGATTATAACCCTATAAATAAGTAGGTAATTTCCAATACACAATTAATCGTAATATTGTAGGTGGAATATGTCTACACATATGCATTTGGTGTCTTATCTGGGTCTATAATAACACTTATAGCTACAAGATTTGGTGCTAACATTTATTCAAACGGTATTACAACAATCACAGAGCCAGTAGAGTTTGTACAAGAAGAGAAAAAGGTAGAGAAACAGCCAGAGAGTTGGGATTGGGATCAATATAATGACTATGTAAATAGGGTGGAGGAAGATGAAAGTACCAAGAATTGATAGAATGATAATCTGGTTTATGCGAAACATATCCAGAATTAACCGTATAATAGAGATAAGCTGTGCAGAGGCTTATGAATTAGGCTATAAGAATGGTATGGTAGATGGAGCAAAGCCACAAGGTAAGAAGTATCAAAATAAAATTAAAAAATTATTAAAGAAGAGGTATAGACTATCGGCAAAGTCGTGATTGTGTTAATCGCTGTTTTAATAGGTTGTGTTTCTGATAATCTTGGACCAACAGAGACTGATGCTGGTGTTGTATATATAAGAGGGAATTATAGTTGTCCAACGATATGTGAGATTCGACATATTCACTTTGCAAAGCACGAAGATCTTTGTGAAGAACCTTGTACCCAAATAACTTATAGGAATAAAATAAATGGCATATAGTAGTATAGAAACCACAAAAAATCAAAAAAGGGCAATCCCAAAAGATTTTAATTTTGGAGTTCCAAGTAATACTCGAAGTGCAAATGTTAATAATAATGCTTTGGCTCATATTTATTTAAGGGGTTGGAATGTTGTAAGTTTCCCTAGAATATGTAATTATGTGAATTTTTCAGATTTATATGCACAGCAACCTTTAATAACTAAAATTAAAACAAAGGATTATTTATTAACTAGAGATGGAACGTCAGATAATTGGGTTGGTGATTCAGAGATATCGTCTATGGATTACACTAAATCTTATTCAGTTTGGAGTGATAGTGAAGTTCCTCTTCCTTTGTCGTTTTTAGGGTATAATTTAAAGACTTCACAGTATGAGTGGCATATAAAAAATAAAAAAGATTTATATAGTGTTCCTTATTCAGTAACTGACCCTAATGATATATTTGCTTTTGATAATTCAAGTCAATCACTTAGGTCATCTGGTAGTGGTGTTGGAACTGCGACAACTGCCTTAACGGTAGCTGATGGAGATGCATCTATTTCTGGGATAGCAGAAAAACAATACTTAGAAATTAAAGCATATTCAACAACGGTAAATGCTGAAGGATATGAAACTTTAGTGTCTAAGAAGTATGTAATATGTGATGGTGGTCAGCCGGGATGTGTTGCAACTGGTACAGTATTGGTAGAAGGCTCTGATACTGGTGGTGGTACTATTGGTGCTGGTTCTCATTTAATTGGTGGAATTGCTGTTAGTGCAGATTTAGGTCCAGCCACTTATGGTGTAATAATAAATGAACTTAGGACTGCTATAATGCACGCAAATGGACATAATGGTAATATTGTTTGTGGTGAGGCAGTAACTCCAGCAGATGGTTCTCAATCTATATCTTTAACTCAACTTATAAAAGGAACAAGGGGAAATACATTTGTAACCAATACTATAGCTAATGTAACAGTAAATAATTTTAGTGGGGGTTCTGCTGGAACTGGACCTCTAGTTCATTATGTTGTAGGTGAGGGGGGTGTTAGTGTTTGGGATTCAAATATTAATAAATTTGTTGGTAATGCAAATTTTAATATTAATAGAGGTGTTATTATAGGGTTTTATGATAAACCAGAGAGGGATATAAAGAGGCTTTTCCGTCATCAAGGTCCAGATATGTCTCATTCACGTTTTGCTGATTTTGTTTCTCCAACTGGATCTGGTCAAATGGCATCTCCAGATTTCTTAGGAGTTGATGGTTATTGGGTTTTTGATGAGGGAGCTGAAGGGAATATGAATACTCCTTCTTCGTGGTATTTTGTATATTATTCTCAAGGTCATTGGAGTTATTATAACGATGGTGAACCAGATGAAGATTACCCAGCTCAACCGGGTGACGATGCATATGGTACATATAGACTTTGGGTTGAGGGTGGTGAGTGGCTACCGTTTGCAATAGGTGATAGTGTTGCTTACTATGGTGTTGATGGAGAACTTTTGGATGCAGATCAGTTTATTGATACTAGGTATTGGGAGGCTCGTCATCTAGGTGTTATACCCGGTGTTTCTGGGTCTGGTTTACATTATGAAGGTGGTCCTTTTCAATTTTGGTTAGGATATATGCAATCTTTTATTTTTAGCGAATCAAACCCAGATATAACAACTAATAAAGCACCGATGATTGAGTGGGATGGAGATGAAGAAACTGAGCCTCATTTTGATGTTTTTGGAATTTTTAATGGAGAGATGTGTCACGGAGCTAATAATCCATATTATACTACTTCATACGGTGGAGATGAATCAGATTTTGAGCAATATCTTAGTACTGGAGGTGAGGCACATTTGATGACACCAATACAAAATTTGCTTAATGCTGTGCCAGAACCCGGAGTGGGTGATATGAATCAATCGGTAGTGGATGAAATGTATAATGGTATAACAACATTTCAATCGGCTGGTACTGCTATTATTTCTACGGTTGCTGATGGTAGTAATTTCCCATCAGATGAAAGTGTTACATTAGTACTAACATCAACTCTTTCTGGAACAACAAGGACTAGAAATTATATACTGTCTAATTCTGATGGTTATGTTTCTGGTAATGATTATAAGGTTAATGCTAACCAGACAAGAACTAACTTTTTCACATCTTTAAAAACAGCTATTGAGCATAGTAATGGTCACGGTGGTTTTATAAGTGCTAGTGTTGATGCTGATAATGGTCTTATTAGTATGACCCAAGTTGAAATGGGTTCTCATAATAATACTTTAGTTGTTTGGGAGGGTGCAACAAGTGGAATGGTTGGAAATGTAACTACTAATGGGAATTGGTCATTTGACGCAGAGAGTACTTTAAATGGTGCTTTCTACGGTGGTGGTGTTGGTGATATATTAAAATGGGTTTGTTGGAATGCGTCTACTCAGAAATATCATAAGATGAAATGGCATCATTACAATGCATCTACTGAAGTAGAGACAAAGTATGAATATTATCAACTTCAAGAAATGCTAGATGGTGATTTAGCTCAACCAGCGATTGATCCTTATGAAGGTAGTACTAGTGATGATTTCCCAGCTATGACTGATACTGAAGGTGGTGATTATTTTGGTTGTCCAGTATCTGCTCCATCTCAATATGGATTTTTTTTTCATATTCATAATAAGGATGGATCTAGGTGGTATTTAAAAGCAGTACCACAAGAGGAGGGTTGGTAATGGCTATTTTAGCAAATAATAAACGTATACAAAAAAAATTAGACCTAAATAGGTTGTCATCAGAAAATCCAGTTAGGAGAAATCAAGAGGTTGTTTCTATTTCTTTATCGAGTGGTGTAAATTATGTTTCTTTTCCATTTAAGGGGATTGGCACAAACATAGGAGAAGTTCTGCGAACTGATTTGTACCCTCAATTAAAGTCTGCCTCTGTTGTAGGTTGGGGTGTGGCAGAAGCTAGTAATGTTAATTCAGATGGCAACTGGCAAGGTTCATTAACTACGATAGACCCAAAGAAGGGTTATAAGGTAGTAGTAGACTCTGATGTTGTTCTGACATATACAAACACTAATGGTATTGGTTGTTTATATGGAGAAGATGATTTAAAATGGACATTACCTTCTGGTGTAAGTATGGTTTCATACCCATATCTTGAGGGAGGTTCTGGTCTTAGTAGTTTAGCGTTTACAAATCACGGACAGTCTATAGTTGGTGGTGGAACTGGAGAAATATTAGAGAGTGTTATTGGTTCTGGTACAGCGATGGATTATATAGATGAAAGTTGGGTAGGTAGTTTAGCTCAACAAGGATTCGAAGAATATGGAGCATATTATTTTAATATTAAGAATGTTCCAGCGTCTAGTCCTTTTAGGTATTTTTCTGACCCAACACCAAATATTAGTACTATGAGTGGTAATCCAGAATACGGTGGAGCATTTTTTTATAGACAGTCAGAATTTTGGTCTCAATGGGTTATACAGCCTAAAACTATTTATAAATGGTCTAAGGGTAATAATTTAGAGAGACCAGTTGGTGTTGCGTCTGACCATTGGAATTGTGATTGGGTTGGAGCTTTTAGGGGTAATGCTTGTGTTGGAGCCTCTAATATAGTTGCAGATGATTGGACATCAGATTCTAATGGAGCTTGGACTGGTTATGGGTCTTTTTTTAATGTGTGTCAGATTGCGATACAAGGTCAAATGAGTTCCCCTAATCAAATATATACAAATTGTCAAGCTGGAGATTTAGTTCGTTGGGTTTTTTATGATCATTCAGAAGGTGAGTATTATATGATGAAGTTCTACGATCATACCCTACAAAAAGTCCTAGAGTACATAGACCCACTAGGAGATGGAGCATTCACAGATGTATCAACTTATATATGTCAACCTAGTATGGGTAATGAGTACCTACCTTCAGCAACAGATTGTTATGGAAGTGATAGTACAAACGCATTAAAATTTGGAACATCATTTGGTTTAGTGCAATTAGGTACTAGATTTTCATTAGTTGCAGTACCATTGCAAAATACAGATGGTACTTATAATAGTTGGACAAGAACAAATCAATAAGAGGGTAATATGGGCAAAATAAATACAGACGAGTACACCACATCAAGTACCATAACACGAGATGAGGATTCAGTCGAGTATGTTCAAGGAAAACACGATAGTAACAATGGTGTGAAGAGAGATAAGAAGGGATACTGGTTGAAAGGTCAATCTGGTAACCCTAAAGGTAGACCACCAAAGGGTAAATCTGTAGCTGAAAAGTTTAGAGAGAACCCTACTGGAGAGAAGGTACTACAACAGATTTTTGAGATAGCTAGTACATTAGGTGAGGATAACCAACATTCAGATGCCTTACAATGTGCAAAGCTAGTAATTGAACGCTTGGTGCCAGCATTAAAGTCATCAGAGTTAAAGATGAGTTCTGAAGATTCTGGAGTGATTATAATGCCACCACAGATACCAGTGGAGTCAGATGATGAATGAAAGACCTATTAAATGGCAACCACATAAAGGACCCCAGACCCTTGCTCTGTCCATAGATGAATCTGCTTTTGAGATCCTCTATGGTGGTGCAAGAGGTTGACCCTTTGGGGTCAATAATTAGGTGGTGGAAAAACTGATGCTGGTATTGTCTGGATGCTTAAAGCTGTTGACAATCCTAATTTTACTGGGTTATGTATTCGTAGGAACCATACTGACTTGCGTAACTGGATTGATAGGGCATCAGAGCTGTTCCCTAACGCAACGGTATCTGGAAAGCCAGCAGTATTTAAGTTCCCATCGGGAGCAAAGATATTTACTGGACATTTAAGGGATGCTAATGCGTATACACAGTTTCAAGGGTGGGAGATTCACAGACTTTTAATTGAGGAGCTGGGTCAAATCCCAGACGAACAAAGCTATTTGAAATTAATATCTTCAGTAAGGTCAACTTGCGATGTTAGACCTCAGATATTCTGCACAGCCAATCCGGGAGGTGCTGGACATCAATGGATTAAGAAGAGATGGAGAGTTGGTAAGCAAGAGGATAATAAGGCATTCCAAGACCCAATAAGTGAAAGGTATAGAGTATTTATACCAGCTACAGTAAAGGATAATCCAACACTAGTAGCAAAGGACCCAGATTATGTTAGGTTCTTAGATTCTCTTCCAGAGCCAATGAGGTCAGCTTGGAAGGATGGTGACTGGGATGTATTTGCTGGTCAGTACTTTACAGACTGGAATCCCAGACTACACGTCATAAGTAAGGATAACGCTAAGAAGCTCGGATACGGTAAGGATTATAACCGTAAGTATATTGGTATTGATTGGGGTTTTTCAGCTCCATTCTGTGCAATATGGGTTGAGGTAGCATCAAACAACAGAGTGTTCTGTTATCGTGAGATGTATGGTAGAGAGAAACATCCTTCAGAGTGGGGTGAGATGATTGCAAGAGTGAGTATGAATGAAGATATATATCAGTCATTAGGTGACCCTTCAATGTGGACTAGAAACCCAATGAGTTGGAATAAGCCAGAGACTGAGATGTATAGTGAGAGAAGTATTGCAAATGCATTGATTGCTAGTGGTGTACCAAACCTATCACCAGCCAATAATAGTAGAGTGAATGGTTGGAGAAATATGGCACAGATGATGCATTTTAAGAAGGGAGTAATCCCTAGCTTTTTTATAATAGATGGTCAATGTCCTAACTTAGAGAGGACAATACCAGATATGATTTTTGATGAGAAACGACCAGAAGATCTGGATACTACTTTAGAGGATCACGCATTAGACGCAGTAAGGTATGCATTGACACACGTTACTGCACCAACTAAGCCAAAGCCTCGTAAGTCAAGAGATCAATTAATGTATGAGAAATTAATGAATCCAGAACCAGATGGATGGTCATATGATTGGAGAGAATAATGCCAAAATTAAATGGTAAAAAATACAGTTATAGTGCTAAGGGGATATCAGCATATAAGAAGGCTCTGAAGAAGTTAAAGAAGAGAAAGATGAAAGAGTACGGTGATAGTATGTCAACAGAAACACCAAATGGTCTAGGGGGATAGATGGCTAATTACCCAGATGTAGATCTTCCAGTAGGTGATGACTTAATTGATATAGTTAAGCTCAATAATAAGTTTGATTCTGCTAAAGATGCAAAGAAGCATAAGGTAACTCGATGGAGACGTAATGAGGAGTTGTATAGTGGTCAGATATTAAAGCCATTCAACTTACCAAAGTATAAGTCACGCATTGAGCCTAACTTCGTACACTCAATACTAGAAACAATATACTCTATATTAACAGACCGTAATCCAAAGGTTGATGTAATGCCAAAGCGAGAGGATCAAGTAGACTCAGCCAGAATAGCTCAAGAGGCAATAGAGAATGAGATGGCAAATGCAAAGGCAAACAGAGCAGTAGCTAATATGAAACGAGATGGACTTCTATATGGTAATGGTTTCCTCAAGGTATCCATAGAAGAAGGTGTGATTAACTACAGCGTACCAGACCCTTACACAGTATTCATTGATCCTCTTGCTACCTCGATTGAGGATGCAAAGTGTGTTATATTTGCTACTCCACAGTATGTATCAGACATTAAAGCTCAATATGGTAAGAAGGTACCAGCAGAGGGTGCATTGAATGAGTATAAGTCATTTGTAAAGGATACCCAGAAGTATGCAACTGATAGAGTTAACTTTGGTGATTTAGAGGCTAAAGGTCCACAAGAGAATATGAATGATAATGATTATGGTGGTGGACAAGCATTAGTTAAGGAGGCTTGGTACTGGGAGAATGATCGTTTGATGCTAGCTACTTGGAGTGGTAAGACATTACTACAGAAAACAGAGGCACCATATGATTTTATACCTTTAGTATGTTTCCAGAACTATCAAGATGCTCATTCAATTTGGGGTAAAGGAGAGCCAGAAATTATAGAGTCATTAGCAGTAGGTACATCGATATCATTATCACAAGCTATGGATAACCTAATATATCACGGTAATCCAGCTGTTGTAATGAGTAAGTCAATGGCAAAGACTGCTGGTAATAGACCTACAGACAAACCGGGTCAAGTGTATTATACTGGTGGACCACACGAGTCAGTAACAAGGTTACCAGCTGGTAATATATCAGCGTCATCACTCCCACTTGCTGAGAGTATGATGAAGATGACTGATATTGTAAGTGGTGTACACGATATAACTCAAGGAAGGAACCCAAGTGGTGTTACAGCCTCAAGAGCCATTCAACAGCTACAAGAGGCATCACAGCAGATTATAAGAACAAAGGAACGTGAGGTTGGTCAAGATGCTATCATATCAATGTATAGACTAACGCTTAACTTACTTGTAAACAATTATGAACAGCCAATTAATGTAAGACGTATAACAGAGACTGGTTATGAGTTTGAGCAAGTTAATCCATATGACCTATCACAAGATTTAGACTTTAAGTATATACCGGGAAGCTCAATGCCAGAAAGCAGAGCTAATAGATTTGATCAAGCGTTAGACCTTGTTCAGTTAGGTTTATTAGACCAAGAGAAGTTCTGGAGATGGACACAGAAGGATATCTCAAAAGAGATTCTGGAAGAGATGTTAGAACAGAAGAAGCAACAGCAAGAGGCTTTACAGCAACAACAGCAGATTATGGAGACCTCTACAGATGAGGATGAGATAATGAATGCACAACTTGCTATGCGTGAATTAATGGGGATGAATGATGAGCAACCAGCTTAAAAAGGTTTCATTAAAAAATTGGTGTTTATCCAATGGTTATAATGGAGTAACAAAGGAATGTATAAGAAGTGCCTTTCAGTCAGAAGATGAGAAGGTACAATCGATGGCAAAAAAACAAATGATAAAAGGAATGTCTTATGGCAAAGAAAAAGAAAAAAGGTAGTAGTACAAAAAGTAAAATGATATCTAAGATGGCTGGTAAGTTTGCTGGACCACAAAGTCATTATCCACCAGCAGTAGCTAGGGATGTATCTAAAAGAGGTCAAACTACTGATTATAGTAGTAGACCTAGTCTTGCTAATGCTAATGCTACAGCTAGTAGTGCTGGGAAGTCTCAGTTTGTATATAATAGGAAACTTTATAATACTGGTTCTGGAAGAGGTGCAAGTCCAACATTAGTACGAAAAATGACTGTATAAATTTTTTTAATGACCAACCCGAAAGGAGCGTCAAATGGCAAATAAGTACAACGAAGTAGAGTTAACTGAAGAGGAGATAGCCTCTTTAGATGAGACCACAGAGTCTCAAAATGCTGAAGTTGAAACAGCGAAACCAGAATCTGAGGAAACTTCTGAGGCTGTAGAAGCAAAAGAAGTAATTGAACCAGAGGAGGATGATGATAGTATTGAGATAGATGGTGAACGATATGATATGGACACCATAATGTCTTGGAGGGAAGATGCTAATAATAAAGAAAATTGGCAGAAATCTAATACTGAGAAGGCTCAAAAACTGTCAAAGTGGAATAAGTTAGCTGAGAAGATTCAAGGAGACGAGGACTTCAAAGAACACATTAAAGATTACTTTTATCAGAATCCTAGTGAGGCTGATAAATTGGGTCTTGATGAGGTACAAGTTTTAGAAGATGAACCAGAGGATATGACTCCTTCGGACATCGAGGTAAGACTTGAGGCTTTAGAAAAGATAGAAGGTAGTCGTGTTCAAGAGGCTCGTGAGGATTTTCTGGAAAGCACAATGGATGATTTAGAATCAAAGCACCCAGACTTACTGGGAGGAGAGAATACAATGAAATTCTTGGAGTACGCTGACAAAAATAGCGATAACTTTATAAGGAATGGAATTGTTGATCTTGATGGAGCTTTTAAAGAATGGTCTTATGATGCTATGCAAGAGCAACTTAGCCACTATAAAAAGTTAGATAAGAATAAATCACGCAATTCTGGAAAGGTTGTCACGAAAGCTCAGAAAGGTGCTATTGAAGAGGTTAAACCTAAGAAATACAAGTCTTTCAAAGAGGTTTCAATAGATGACCCAGATATTGCTAAATACTTTGAATAGGAGGCTTTAAATGGCTTTAACAAATACGTTATCGGCTCTCACAAGAGAGAAGTTTATGCCTATTCTGGTGGACAATATTTTCAACTCCAACGCTTTATGTTTGAAACTTTTAAAAAATGCAGACAAAATAGATGGTGGATCTAAAATAGTTGTTCCAATAGAATACGCAACAAATGCTAATACTGGCTGGTTATCATATACTAATAGTGGTGAGGTAGTATCTTTTACATTAGAGGAAGCAGACCCAAATACGTTAGACGCTTGGGGTGGTAGTGGTAGAACAGCACAAACAATCACAGATATTGCTCAAAGATCTGAATGGAACTGGGCAACAGCTTACTCAGCAGTCTTGATTAATGGTGAAGAACTTAAAATGAACGAAGGTTCTAATAAGGTTCTTTCTATTATGAAGGCTAGAATGGCTAACGCTGAAAAGTCTATCCGTGATGTCTTTGGTACTGGATTATTTGCTACCAGTTCAGTTGCTAATGGGCTTACCACATTGAATGGATCTGGTACATATGATGGTGGGCAGACTTCTACACTTGCTAAAGCGTGGGATAATCTTTCACACGGTGGATATATCAATGACTATTCTGGATTGACTGGTGCTGGTGTTTATTACCTCCCAGAAAGTGGTAATGACTCTGGTACTATAAATTGTGATGGTGCAATTATTGGTTTCGATAGATCGTTAGGTGGTATAGATACAGATGGTGGTCCAACTTCAAATACATTCTGGAATGCAAACCTAGATTCATTTGTATGGACTATAGGTCATCTTGATGGTTCTGATACTGCATTGAATGTTAATGGAGATGATGAC